TACAGGCTGCTACTAGTCAGTTACCAGTAGCCTCCGAGGGGGCGGACAGGTGGACCCGGGGGGGAGGAAAACAGGCCGGGGCCCCTTGGGGGTTAGTTGACCCCCCCTCCAAAATCCTTAATTAGTACCCCCTATACCCATATTTGTACCCAAAAGTACCCAAAAAGAGGCCCCCTATAAAAAATCTAAGCCCGCAGGGCGGTCAGCGCGCTACGCGCTAAGGAAAAAAGGGGGGTATTACATATGGGCACTACGTATAATTGTTTAGAAGGGTTCTAAACTAGACCCAATTCAGTACCAACTAGTACAAATTACCTATAGAAGGAGTTATTTATATGACCGACGAGACCAATGAGCCCCACAACGCAGTGCAAATTGCTGTTGACAAAGAGGAACTGAAGCTGCTTACGCGAGATGAGCAGAAGGAGTACAAGGTTCTAAGGGAGTTGCTGACAAGCATGACTGCGATGCAGATCAGATTTGTCGAAGCTTACGTCAAGACTGCCAGTGCAGCCCAAGCAGCACGCATGGCTGGAAGCAAATCAGCTAATCCAGAGATCGTAGGCTACACGATGCTGAAGAATCCGAAGGTTCAGCAGGCCATTGCCATAGCCATGAAGAAGCGGATTGAAGCAGTCGGCCTAGATACCATTGAAGTGATCACAAAGATCAGGGAAGTCTACAACCATGCTTTGAATGAGAAGAACTACGCTGCTGCCATCAAGGCTTGTGAGCTTCTTCAGAAGGAGATTGACAAGGCCAACGGGCCTCAAAAGAAGAATGCGGTGGGAGAACAGCTTGAGAAAGACTCTCGCGGTGGGAGTAAACCAATGGAGTCAAGTGAAGAGAAGGATGAAGCGTTAGCTAAGGTGATCTCAATCCTCGGGAGGTAACTACGAGAGTCTAATAGTAGTACTATGAACCAGACTTACATACTATATCTATGGTTCTCTCGGCCTGATCTAACCCTATATCCAGTCCATCTACTATTATATTTCCAAGCCCCGTTGATATCTTTCGAACTCCCCCTTGGTTATAACTAGGTACGATTATACACTTTTTTGTCTTCCCTTTCTACCAAGTTAGGGTAATTTCTCGATCAATTCTTTGTGATAATCAGAGAATTGATAATTGTTACAGGTCTGTAATATTTCGTGAAGAGTATTAATAGAAGGAATCTTTTGTCTTGAATTCTGAGTCTGATAAGGATAAAGCCATAGAGGGTTTGTTGGGTTTCTTGGATACTCCGGATAAGGTCCTCCCCGTAGACCCCAAGGAATTACAACGAGAGAACGACATAGCCAAGGTGGACATTGGTTTGTCTTCTGATCTTGTCTTGACAAAAGTTCTGGCTGGGAAAGGTTCAGATAACCTGACCTATAAGGAATTTGATGAACTGTACAAAAAGATCATCAGTAAGGTCAACGAACTGCCTGACTCTGATCCGACCAAAGACTTTCTTCAAGAGTTCCTAGCCAAGCGCATCTTGAACTTTGCTAGAAAGAACTTCTATATGTTTGTCAGATACTTAGCCCCCTATACCCTCCCAGAGGGGTTCATTGACGGCAAACATATTGAGTTGATCAGTAACGAACTTCAGAAGGTAGAAGAAGCTACAGTGAAGGGCACAAGAGAGAGGTTGATGGTATTTTGTCCTCCCGGTGCTATGAAATCCAAGCTAATCAATCTATTTGTGGCTTGGTGTTTGGGTAAGCATCCCAAATGGAATATTCTGCATATCGGCCACGGAACACAGTTCGTGGAAGACAACGCAGGTCGCCCCATTAGAGACCTTATGCGTACCGAAGAGTACCTAAGAGTATTCCCGGACGTGGTGATCAAGAGCGACTCCCGTGCTGCTGGACGGTGGGAATTGACCACTGGGGGCAAGTACTACGGGGCGGGTGTAGGTACCCAGATTGCTGGTCGTCGTGCCCACATCTCGATCTGTGACGACGTGGTGTCCGAGCAGACGGCCTACAGCCCCGTGGAGAGGCGCAAGATCAACCATTGGTACGTCCCGGGCTTGCGTACCCGACTCCTGCCCAACGGCTCTGAGATCATTGTAAACACCCGCTGGCACAACGAAGACCTTTCGGGCTACCTAGAGGTAAACGACTCCAAGACAAAGCGTCCGTGGCGTATCGTTAAGATTCCAGCCATCCTAGACGCCAAAGCCTCGAAACTCCTAGGACTCCCCGAGAAGGGTGCCTTCTGGCCTGAGTTCCAAACCCTTGAGTTCCTTTCGGAGCGACGGGATGACCCTTCCATGACCGCAGCCAAATGGTCAGCCCTTTACATGCAAGAGCCTGTCCCAGAGGAGGGCAGCATCTTCAAAGAGTCAGATTTCAACCTGTGGAGGGCCAACAAACCTCCCGAGATTGAGTACATCGTCTTGTCCCTCGACACGGCCTATAGTTCCAAAACCAGTGCTGACTACTCGGCCTATTCGGTCTGGGGGGTGTTCTACGAACGTAATCTGACTGCCAAAGGTAAAGAACACTGGGTGCCAAACATGATCCTTATTGAGTGTGACAAGAACCGCTGGGAGTACCCAGAGCTACTCAAACAAGTAATTGAGATGCACGAGTATTACAAGCCTGATATAATTTTGGTAGAAAACAAGGCTTCGGGCCAATCACTGATTCCGGAACTACAGTTAATGGGTTACCCGGTTGTGCCATTCGAACCCCAGAAGTGGGGAGACAAAGAGATGAGGGCGCACCAAGTAACTCCGTACTTCCGCAACGGGCGTATCTGGGTACCTGAGTCACAAAGCTTTACAACAATGATTATGCGTGATGCCTTGGAATTCCCATTCGGTTCAAGCGACGACTTGGTAGATACCATGACTCAAGCAATCATTCATTTGAGGTCTAACGTAATGGCTTTAAGCAATCCAAATCACATGAGTGAGGATTTGGACGATGAGGACGAAGATCGTTCTAAGCGCAGAAAGTCTTATTGGAATGCAGCAGCGTGATCTGCTTTGGAGTAATCAATGCCTATTGAACGTAACCTAGCTCTTAACATCCCCCAGATGGGACTTCCAAAATCGGACCCAACAAAGCAGGCCCCCATTGAGTTCATGCTAGGCGCTATGCCGGGGGAGGGAGGCGAAGCCGACGACGATTACGAGGATAACGATACCGAGTACGAGCACTTCGAGAACATCGCAGAGCAACTTGACGATAAGGTCCTCCTTCGCATCGGTCAGCAGTGCAAGATGTGGTTCGACAAGGACAAGGAATCCCGCGCAGAGTGGGAAAAGACAATTGAAAAGGGCATCGAAAACCTTGGCATGAACATCATGGATTCGGATGACGGCGACGCCCCCTTTGATGGTGCTTGCATGGCCGTACACCCGCTTATCCTTGAAGCTGCGGTCAAGTTCCAGTCCAAAGCTACCTCCGAACTCCTGCCCGCCACTGGGCCCGTACGTACCGAAGTCATGGGTGCACAGAACGACCCCAAGCTGATGAAGGCAAACCGGGTCAAAGAGTTCATGAACTACCAGATCACGAAGCAGATGACTGAGTACTACCCGGACATGGAGAAGCTTCTGTTCCATCTTCCGCTCTACGGGTCTGCGTTCAAGAAGACCTACTGGGACTTCAACCTGAACCGTCCTGTGTCTTGCTTCATCCCAGCCAACGACTTCGTGATCAACAACAACCAGAGGTCACTGGAAAAGGCCCGCAGGTATTCGGAAATCCTGCCCATCATGTCTGGTGCAGAACTGCGCAACAAGGTTATCAACAACGAATATATTGAGCCACGCGAATGGCGAGGCAAAGTACTGGAACAGCCAGAGGATGTCTCTGGTGACTTCAACGTTGGTGGCGCTACTTCTATTGTCATCGACAACGTTCACGAAGCTTCTAACCGGGCTTCTGGTATGTCCCACGTTGACGGTATGTTCAACAAGGAGTTCTCCCTTGTCGAACAGCATTGCTTCCTTGCCCTTCCAAGCCCGTTTGGGCAGTCAGGCTTTACCGATCCGTACATCGTGACCTTTGTCCGCGAATCAGGGGAAATCCTTTCGATCCGCCGCAACTGGGACGAAAGTGACAAGCTGCGCAAGAAGATCATCTGGTTCAGCCACTATTTGTACGTACCAAGCTTTGGCTTCTACGGTGCGGGTCT